TCCCGAAACCCCTTTATCTACAAAAGTACCGTAGTCTAGCATTTTAAATTCAACTACAAAGTCTTCGCCAGTTGAATAAACTTTTGATTTTATAGACCTATCTAAAGGACCGCCGCCTTTACCAGCTGCTACAAGTCGTTCTTTTGCTTCTTGTACTACTTCTTTACCCCAGTCGTTAAGGTATTTTTGTAAATGTTTATACTCGTATGCGCCCATTATACAAGACCTACAAATAATTCTACTTGTACATCTGTTGTTGCCGACGGTCTTACTTCAACAGTTACTACATCTGATAAACCACTAAACGCAGGAGCTGAATCTTCTTCACCTAATATTGCATCTTCTGCTTGATATAAAACGTGAGAACCTCCTGCTCTA